GCCCTTTAGAACTGCGAGTCGTGGTTCGGTAAAAAGTTGTCCGAAAACGTGATCAAGGGTGCCTATACCCCCAGTGTGGTGAACGGTCAGCTCACCGCTGATCGCCTCGAAGTGACCAAGGTATTTAACGCACAGCAGGAGAGCATCGACTTTGAGGGTGTCCAGTCGGGTAAAAACTGCAATGTCATCCTCGAGTTTGCCGGACTTTGGTTTGCTAAGAAGGCTTTCGGTTCCACATGGAATATTGTCCAGGTCAAGGTTCTCGAGGACCCAATCCTCGATGTATACCCAGACGGTTACGCATTTGTCGACGAGGATGAAGAATAAAAAAATTTGTTAGTAGTATATAAAAGATGTCGATGTTCAACAAGGCTCGTAGGCAAAATATTCTTATGCTCGTGGCCGTCGCTGTTCTCATTTTTCTCCTTTTCAACATGAACTCCAAGTCCGGTTACGCCATCGTCGAGCGTGAGTATTCGGCGTTCGGTGCGGCTCCCACTGCTGGCCCTGCCGCTGGTCCCTCCGCCGCTGCCCCAGACACCATCTGCGGTGGTATGAACAAGGGCACCGGTCTTGCGTCCTCCCTCCTCCCCCGGGAGGTGGCCTCCGATGAGGATTTTGGACAGTTTGCCCCAGAGGACATCCTCAAGGGACAGAACTTCCTCGAGCCTCGTCAGCAGGTCGGCTTCCCCGAGACTGTCGGTGGTGCTCTCCGAAACGCTAACCAGCAGATTAGGTCTGACCCACCCAATCCCAAGGACCCCTACGTGTGGAACAACTCCACTATCGTTCCTGATCTCATGCAGCGCGGTCTCTGCGCTTAAAGATTTAACGTTTATAAATATAAATGACTTCCGTCGCACCTGATCTCTCCGAGAATGTATCTAAACTGGTAGAGCTCACAAAGCAATTAGCTGAGGCTAAATCTGATATTAAGATCCTCAACACAGAGGAGAAGCGCCTAAAGGAGACTGTAAAAAAGCATATGATTTCTCAGGGTATAGACACTATCAATCTCAGGAAGGGTAAGATTAGTATTCGTAAAAGCGTCCGTAAGTCGAGTATGAATAAGGATGCTATTAAGGAGGGTCTCATGACCTTTTTTGGAGGAGATGAAACTAAGGTTGAAGGTGCTCTAAATGCAATTAAGGATGGACTTAAAACAAAGGAGTCTACCTCAATCTCGTTAACCGGTTTAAAAGATAAACCCCCTAAAGAAGATAAGTAACTAAGCCACAATGGTTTGGAGCCAATATGTATATGAAGCGTCCACTGGATTTGATCATGATGCCAGTGATGACGATGAATTTTTCGATGACACTCCTCTGAATATTGAAGACTGGGAAGTCAAATACTCAGATGAACTCTGGCACATGTGGAACTCTATCAGGACACTGATGGATGATGCCCATATCAATCATTCCGGAAACTTTGGTGACTTTGTGGAATTTTGTTTCAAGGAGCATGATTCAGAACATGATCGAGTCACATGGGAATATCAGGAACAGACGCAATGGTTTGAGGAGAGACTCTCTCACATATGGCGAAACCTCAGGAGAAATATTAATGATAACCATCTTCACGAGGAGATGATGCGAGGTGTAACCTTTTACCACTTTACGGACTTTGCTAAAAATTATATGTGTATATATTAAATGCTCCCAAACCTTACGTCTCAAAAGATCGCCATCCCTGCCGCTCTTTTTCTGGCCCTGAGCCCCGGTGTTGTTCTGACCACCGACGGCTCCAAGGTTTCTTTCGGAAACCGCAAAACCAGTCAGATGGCCGTGTTCTTCCATGCTCTGGTCTTCTTCCTCGTGTACTCTCTCGTCGCCCGCGCGATGGGTCTCGTCCTCACTCGCAACGACCTCATCGTCAGCACTGCGCTCTTCCTTGCACTCAGCCCCGGTCTTCTCCTCACCCTCCCCCCCGGCTCGGGTGGTGTCGTTCGCTCCGGTCAGACCAGCCTGAATGCGGCTCTCGTGCACTCGATCGTGTTCGCCGTGATCTTTGCGCTTTTACGTCGTCAATTTCCTCAATTCTACTAAGTAGGAAGATGAAGTATCTGGTCTTGGGACCAGCTTCCATGGGTATATACTCTCTCATAGGCACTCTAAAGTCTAGGGAGAGTCAACTCGTGGATGTTAAAGAAATTTCTGGATCTTCTGCGGGTGCCATTTTAGCACTATTTTTGGCAATGGGGATGTCTGTAGATGAAATTTTAGAAACTTCACTCGAACTCAATATCCCCAATTTTGTTAAAATACGTATTGGCTCATTTTTTAACAAATTTGGTTTTGTTGATATGGGTCCAATTCGTAAAAAATTAGTAGAAATATGTGGTTCTGACCCTACATTTGAGGATTTGGAAATGAAAATATACGTCGCCACATTTTGTATGAACACATCAGAGACGGTCTACTTCTCGAAGGATACACATCCAAATATGAAAGTTATCGATGCAGTGTGTATGTCTATGGCGGTGCCATTCATATTCGCGTGTGGTAAATATGAGGGTAAAACATATATAGACGGTGGTATGAAGGAGGAGTTCCCATTGGCTCCATTTTATGATAAAAAACCACACGAAGTGACGTGTATAAAAATTAAAATGAATCGTGTATATCAAAATGATATAGAAACACCGAAGCAGTTTGTCGACACACTCATTCGATCAGCTCTTTCCAACAGGGTAACTTACAATACACCCATCGAAATTCTTGAAATTAACGTAGAGGATACAAACGTGTTTGATTTTGGTATGAGTTATGAAGAAAAAATACGATTATTCAATAAAGGATATACTTTTTTATCAGCCTAATATAAATGGATGTGGATACATTCAAATTAAGGCTGGCCGGACTACCTTTTCTTAGTAAGTCAGAAGTCGAGTCTTACCAACAGAGGGTTACACAGGGAAGAATGACTCCCGAGGCGATGTACAGGGAGGCGTTATTAGTTCATAGGGGACGGCGATCTGCCGAAATAGGTAAGAAAAAGAGAGAATTTATAAGACGGATCGCAAATCTACCTTTAAATTCTAATGATACACAAAGTTTAGTCGTGTCAATCAACGAAAACACCAACTTACTTGATTTAGAGGAACGAGCTAAGAAGACTGTTGAATTTCGCAAAGGTGAAAATTTGGGTAAAAGAAGGGCAAAGCTTTCTAAAACTCTTACACGTATCAAAATAAATAGAAGTAATAAAGATGAATTTCTAAAAAGATTTGATGAAGGTAAAGATACTGTGAGAGCTCTCATAGAAAACGCAAAAGCCCTCGAAAAAAAGAAAGCTTCAGAAGGTGTCGCTAAGGAGAGACAATTTCTCAAAAATGCAGTTACTCGTATAGGTATTAGTCAGGCTCAACAAAATCAAATTATGTCCAAATTCAAACCTGGGGGAGTGAAAGCCCTCATCGAACAGGCTAGAAAAATAAAGCAGAAGCAAGGTTCGCAGAATATTCAATTAAAGAAGATTGAACTCAAGAAATTGGCTAACAGTCTCGGTGTAGGTCCTAATTTTTTGGTCCGTATCACGAGTGCTAATACTTCAAACAAAGTAGACGCTTTGAAGGAAACTATAGAAAAGGCTGGTGAAACCAAGAGGCTTGCAGATATTTCGAACGAAAAGGCTGTTTTAACCAAAATTGTCAAGGAGATAGGTATCTATAATTCCTTCGCTGGTGCCATAACTGCCTCTAAAACGATGCAAGACATAGATGCTATTAAACTTGATATAGTTGAAGCCGGTAAAGTAGCTCTATCAAAGTTGTCCAATGAGAAGCAAGTTTCTGAAAACTTTTCGAGAGCCATCAGTAACCTAAAGTTTACAAATCGTCTTACCCCTCTAAAGGAGAAAATCGAGGTGGCGGGTTCTGCGAAGAATGAAAATAAAAAGAAGAAAAATGCTGAAATACTTGCAAAAAATAAAGGGGACTTCATCGAGTTTGTCCAAAAAAGTAACCTCCCCCCAAATAGAAAGCAAAATTTCATCAATCGTATGAAGCTGGAGCAGGTCAACATTCCCAAATTACGCGAGGCGATAGCCACCGCGACGAAGAACCTTAAGAATACACAACGGGCCAAAGACATCAATGAACTTGGTGCCTACGTCAAAAATTTAAACGTAAATAAGACAGCTCTTATCAACCGATTCAAAACGACCAACATTTCTCTCGAGAATATGAAGAAGGAGGTTAATGATATTGTGAAGAAAAAGAATACCATCAAGATTGAGAAGAATAATCTTTTGGAGAGAGCAAAGAAAATTTCACTAAACCTCAATGTAACAAATGTTAACTCCTTAAACAATGTCAAAATTTTAAATGAAAAAATTAAAAATGCCTATAAGAAGAAATTACAAGAAAATAAGAAGCAACTTTCGAACTTTGCCCTTGAGGCGAGTATGAATGTTCTTAATGACCTTTCTTCAATCAATAATATCAATAAAATTAAAAACGCTGATGGAACTATTAAACAGAAAACCAAGAATAAACTTTACAATATAGTCACAGCCGCTAAGTTGGATCCTAGATTTATCATGAGAATTAATTCTATAAAAACGAGTAACGATGTTAAGAATATAGTGATGGAAATCAAAAATATTCGCCATGAAACGAGAAAAAACACTAAGACTACTCTTAAAAATGAGGAACGAAAATTGAAGGCACAAGAGCGAAAGGTTCTCAAGCTCACAGAGTATCTCACAGAAATTGGTCTCGAACCCAATGAACGTGTATACTTTATTGAAAAAATGATCATGCATAACGAACCCTTGAACTCCATGAAGAGAAAAGCTAATGAATATTATGTAAGTCTTTTCAAAGAATCTAGAGAACGTGGTCAGCAAAAATTGTTAGAAAATCTTTCCAAACTTGAACTAAACGCATCAAACATCGAGTTCATCATGAACAAGTATATTAAGACCTATATAAACCCTAACACCCTAATGAAGGAGGCTATGATCATCAAAGAAATGCGTGAACAGGAGAGATCTATAGAAATGGAAGAAGAACTTATCGATTATCTCGATAAACTTCCCCTCAAACCCGAGAACCGTCGAAAAATAACGATGGCTCTAAACAGTTATTTTGTAAATTTCACACCTCTAAAAAAGTCAGCCACAAACATGGCAATAAAAACATTAAATGAACCTCGTGCGACACAGAGAAAGGAACTCGAGAATCAAATTAATAAAATGGGTCTGAGTAAATATGAGCGAATGCAATTTCTTAAAATGTATAATGAAGGGACCAAGCAAAGTGTTCAAAATTACAAAAATCAAAAGAATCTAAATAATCAAACCAAAAAGAATAAAAAGTTCTACCTCACATCCTACATTAAGAATAATTTGGGACTAAATGAGAGTAACGAAAGAATCAAAAGAATCATTAACAATTACAACAAATACCCTGAAAATATTGATAATCTCATCTTAAGAGCTAACACAATCAAAGCACTCGCAGATGAGAAAAAGCGACTCACAAACCGCGCAAAGGGACTTCCCTCTAACGAGAGACGTGATCAAAAAATTAAGAATGCCAAAAATGTGAATGATATCAAGAAGATGAACAAGGAGATTACACACGAATATGTGCGAATTATACGAAAGGAAATCTCTAACATGTCTCTCAATAGTGGTCTAAAGTTCAAACTCAATTTGGGTGAAATTAACACTATCAATGAGGCTGAGATGGTTAGGGCCAAATTATTGGAATCCATCAATAGGAAATATACTCTCGATTTGGCAAAAGTTCAAAATGCTGTGAAGAACATGACACCAGAAAATCAAAGTGTTGTGTTGCAAAAGTTTTCTACACGGAATGTGCCCATCAATAAAATACTCAATCAGGTGACCGAACTCAAACAGTATAGAGCTGACGAAAAGTATAAGGCTGAACGATCCAAATTATATAACTACCTCAATACCAATCTTAACATGAATGTCGAAGACAGGAAGACTATCCTAACGAATTTTAACACATCTAGGAATCTCGCCATCATGATGAATAAAGCAAAGAAACTCAAGAATATCCGCATAGCCGAAAAGATCGCTGAGAGGCGCACCAAAGTTGAAAATATTATAGAGTCTATGAATCTCAGTGACGAAAATAAGAAAAGTATACTCAAAAATTTCAACACCACACCTGGAACTGTCTTAGCATTCGAAACCAAATCGAAAAATCTCAAAGCGAAGAGGAACCGAGAGAAGAGACAGAATGAGAGACTTCAATTAACCGAACATCTCAAGTCTCTTAAACTGTCAGAGACAAATATGACGAAAATTTTGAATGTATTCGACAAGACTCCTGAAAAGACTCTGACCACATCTAAATTGAACGCCACCAATTTACGAAAACAGCGTAATAGGGAAAGTCTGGTAGAAATCATGAAGGGTCTCATGCTATCGAACGCAGTCAGGACCAATCTCCTCAAGGGATTCAGGGATAATCCCGACAACCTGAACAAACTGATATCGAAGGCAAAAGATATAGACAAAAAGTCTAGGGATCAACTTGAATTACAAAAACAAACGCGAAACTACGTCGTATCATTACAATTGGGTAATAGGGATGTTCCAATTTTAAAGAAAATTAATGAAACCCTAACACCAAAAAGTGCTAGAGTTGTCCGTGCTGAAGCTAAAAGAGCTAAAACAGAAATGAACGCTGAAACGGTTGAGAAAAAGAAAAGTGAAATTAGGATATTTGTAAATAAGACTGAAATCACAGCTGGTATGAAAAGGTCTTTCCTCGACAGCATTAAACTTAACACAAATATCGATGCACTCAAACGAAGGATACAGAATGTGGAACAAAACCTTAAAAACGAAAAGTCAAAACGGGGTAGACTTAAGGCTGAATTTAGGGTTTTCCTTAATACACTCAGCTTAAGTAAGGAAGAAAAGAACCGTTTAGAGGGTAATATAAGCAATAATACCAAAAGTTTATCCGCTCTGAAACGAAAGGCGAAGGGTATATCTAATACGAAAAGAACAATGGTAATTGAAACTGAAATGAGGGAGGCTCAATACAAAAAACAGAACAAAATTAACAACGCAAAAGCCCGTGAGTTAAAAATCAGGACGACCAAAAATGCAAAGGCATTCAAGAAAAATAAAAATAGAAAAGATCGAGAATTGCTTAAATCACGATTAGAAAAGCATCTATACAGTCTTCCCAATATACCTCAAAAACGAATCGATGAATATCTCACAAGTTATATGAATGGTAAAAAAACCATTGAAGAACTTACCACTATTTCTAGTGCTAAAAATAAACAATTTGCAAAAACTAAAAAACGTTTAGCTATACTCGTCCCTAAATTACCATTTAAGAGTGATATGAAAAAGAAACTATCAGATAGACTTAAGACTTCACGTGTAAATATAGACGCATTCAAAACCAATATTAAAAATTCAATCGTGAAACAGTTTATTCCAACAAAAGAAAAGAAAAAATTTATTAATCAACTTTTGAAACTTGATTAAATTTAAAGAAAAATATGAATAAAACTTTTTTGTCAGTTTAATATATAAAATGGACACGTGCGATCCAAATGCGGAAATAGCCCATCTCAGAAAACTCATCAAGATGAATACTGGGCACTCTATTAAACTGACAAGAGAAGATATATGTCAAGTGTATGATGATATTCAGGCAGGGAAGTTACCCCTACCTCCTTTAGTTTTAGACGCAAAGATGAGTTATCTCGTCGATAAGAAATCACCCTTGACCATCAAGGATTTTGATATTCTTTTTAGTTCGACATCGAAGCGTGCAGACCTCAAGAGGATTGCACGTAAGGTTGGTATCGTTAAGACGGAGCAGATGACCAAGAATCAGATTTTTGATTCCATCGGTAAACGCCTGAGATACCTGAACGTCCATGAACCTATTAAGATTTCTAGGAAGCGTCTCATGGTCAGCAAAACTAACACAGCAGTGAACAACTTCGGACTGAATAACAACACAGCAGTGAATGTAGGAAACAACCTTGGAAACAATGTTGGAAACAATGTTGGAAACAATGTTGGAAACAATGTTGGAAACCTCGGACTCAATAATACTACCGGGAATGTGAATGGAAACAGGAACATTAATTCAGCGTTTAACAACACTGAACAACCTAGGAATAGGAACAGAAACATTAATTCAATGGTGAAAAATTCACAGGTTTCCTTTCCTCAGAAAAGTCTATATGCGACGATGAATAGACCAGACTTCGTTACAGGTGAAAAGCGAAATCAAAACAATAAATCTACATTTGGTGGAATGTTTGGTGGTTTGTTTGGTGGATCCAAGAATAAGAATACAAACTATATCAAAGCGAATACATTCAATGGTAAGAAGAATGGTTATGTATTCAAGACTGGTAATAAGGGCACTGGGTATTACAAGAATGAAGGTTCCACAGTTCCTTTCCCGGGTGGACAGGGACCCGTGGCTCCCGTGACTCCAGTGGCTCCCGTGACTCCAGTGGCTCCCGTGGCTCCCAATAAGCCTGTGAACAACAAGCCCAATAAGGTCAACACTGGTGTGGGTAACAACACTGTGAACAACAAACC